AGCGGTCTTCAAGCGGCCCGCTGGTGATCTCGACCATGGAACCGGCCGGGAATACGCCAGTCGCCTTCCTGCGGGGCAATCTGCGGGCCGCAGCCGCTCGCTGCTCAATCAGCTTTTGAAGCTTGGATTCTGCCTCTGCTTCCATCTCCCGCAGCATCTCGATTTCCGCCACAGGGATGGACAGCGGACGGCCTTGGTTTCGAACCACACTGGCGATGCCGGCTGTTTCTTCCAGCCTCACCCAATCCTCGACATCCTTGACGAATATGTAGCCGAGGAGAAGCGCAAATCGGCGTGGCTTCCATAGGTCAGTTTTCTTCCGATCCCGCACCAGCCGGCGTTCCACGGGCATGTAATAGGAAAAGCCCTCGTTCGACAGCGCGCGTTCTACAGCAGAGACGTTTGGATCTAGGCTGGGGACGATGCGATAGCCCTTCCCTCTCGGCCTGCCGTCTGCGCCAAGCGATGTCGATTCGACGATATACTCACGTTGAGGCATTTGGGCGCCGGGCATTGTGCGAGCTGCGAACCACGTCATTGATGTGTCCCGTCATGAATTGGCCCAATCGAGTAGAGGGCGCGATGGCCGCGCCTATTACCACTTATCGGAATGGTAAACCCGTGCGGCTCCAGCCGATGCCGGAGATTGCTGATTTGCACGTGCGCCGACCGGACATCGGTGTGGAGGCCGGCCCAGAGATCTACCGCCAGCAACGGTCGCCTCGCGTTTGCAAGTTTTGCGACAATCGCCTCTTGCGTCTTGGAAAGGCCGGGGATTGCAACTCGTCCGCATGACTTACAGCAAATAAGACGCGACTGTTTCACGCTACGTTCCTCCTACTCTCTAAAACGGTATTTCGTCGTCCAACTCGCGCGCATTACTGCCGCTGGCTTGGCCATAGCTCTGTTGCTGCCTCGCCGGCTGAGATTGTTGCTGCGGTTTAGGTTCCTTGCGCTGGAACGACAGGCTCTGGAATTTTCCTTTAGCGCCATCCTTGGTCCAGGCGCTTACCCAGTAGTCAACGCCGTCGATCATCGCTGATCCCTTAGCGTGAGGATGGGAGTCCTTTTCGCGGCGGTCGTTCTTGAAGAGCGTGCCGGAATTATCTTTCTGCTCATAAGCCATCAGGCTGCCTCGCTTTCGTTGTGCGGCATCGTCGGCAGGAAACGCCGATCCCAAACGCCTCGGTCAAATGATGAGTGGTATCGGTAGGTATCTTGGTCGAACCAAAGCCCGACTTTCCCCTCGAAGTCGCCATTGCGCTGCTTCGCGACGTTCAGGATGACGCCTGGCTTTTGGTCGAGGTCGGCGCGTAGAGCCTCTGTCGCTGCCGCCTGCAGCTCTTCCTCATGCCGGCGGTTGCGCCAGACAGTCAGGATGTTGAAGGCGTTAGCGCCAATTTCCATCGCGCCCTTGATGTCCTCGGTTTCCGGGGCGCCTTGCCCCTTCTCCGACTTCCTGGCGTGGGCGACGAGGTGGAGATGCACTTCGTGCTGGACGGCCCAATCCACGATCTGGAAGACGGCCTTTTCCTGCCCTGTGTAATCATCCGCCGCGATCCCGAGACGCATCAAACTGTCAATGATGAACTGGTCGCACCCGTATTTAGCCCGTGCGTAATCGAAAACTTCCAGCAGAGCCGCGACGCTAGCCTTGCCGACGCGCTCGTAAAGCAAGAGACCTTGATCGAGCCATCCAAGGATGCGTTCCAGGTATTGGACGGTCGGGCGGTCGACCCCGCCGGTTTGCTTAGCCATGCGCCGGAGGGTCTGCTCGCCCTTCATCTCAAGACTGGCAAGGCAAATACGGCTGCCCTGCTTGATCCAATGCGGGATGCAATCCGAGATGATCTGGCTTTTCCCAGATCCAGACGCGCCACTCCAAAGCGTTACCTCTGATTTTCGGAAATGCAGCCGATCCGAGAGCTTCGAATACGGGACGGTATATCCAGGCCGCTCATCATGGGACGGCCAAAACAGTTCAACCACCTTATCTGTGTATTCGCTTGCGCGCTTGAGTCCTTCGGGATCCAGGTTCTTGGCGCCCCTGATGGTCGACGCCATCACGTCTTTCGAAACGCCATTAACAAGGCACTCGTTGGCGTCCTTATGCGGCAGAGACACGCGGTAGCAACGATGTCGCCCAAGCCGTCCGGCGATCTCGTGCGCTGCTTCGTCTCCAGGCTTATCCATATCGGTCGAGATGTAGATTTTCTCGAACCGCTCAAGCCGCTCGAACTCGCTCTCGATCCATTGCTGCTTGGCCCCCTTGCCGCCCCCGAAAGGGACCGACATCGCCGCGTAGCCATATGCCGCCCATGAGAGCGCATCGATCTCGCCTTCGGTAATGACCACCTCACGAGCGAAACTGGGAATAGCCTGCCAGCCAAACAGGATCGGTTCGCAGTCCGCCGCCGTTGGCTTCGGCCTGGCGCCATCCTCGGCCTTGCGGGATTTAGCGAGCGCAAGCTGGCCATCCGGCAACAGAAACGGGAAAATGATCTCGTCGCCGTTCGCCGCGACTTTGTATTTCGCAAGGATCTCGGCAGGAACATTCCGGTCTTCCCGGAGGTAGTCGAGCGGCTGACCGCGCAATGGCGTACAGCTAGGCTTTGCCGGCCTAGTATACGCCCTCGCCGGCTGGCGAAATGGTTCCGGCCGAGATAGCCCGAGCCAGCTACGCGCTGCATCTAGCGTCTCTGGTAGGGAGCCGCCCTTAGCCGCCATCCAGAGGTCGATAAGGTCTCCGCCTTCTCCGGTGGAGAAATCCTGCCAGATGCCTGCCTTCTGCCCTGAAAGATGCACGCCGAGAGATTGGCCCTTCTCTCCCCCAACAGAGCCGGCACGCCATTCCTGGCCTTCCTTGTGGCCATTTGGGAGCAGCATCTCAGCAACAGACAGCGACCGATCTGCCAACATCCGCTTGATGGTGACGATATCGGCCATCAGAGCACGTTCCGGTAGATGGCCGCGTCTGGATCGGTTGGCCTGATTGTCCTCTCGATCCATGAGACTGGATCGGCCACCTGGATAGCGGCGGCGCGGCGGATTGTGGCCAGCAGCGCGGCAGCGTCATCGCCGACCTGCTTCAACCATTTCCCAAGCAATGGCCGGCATGATGGCTCAGGTTTGCCGGACATGCGGCTGAGAGCCGAAAGCCCTTCGTGGAAGAGCGCGGTTCTGGCATCGATCGGAACGACCGACGACGCGGGAGCGTCCGAAACTTTAGTTTCGGCAATATCCTTTCCTATCCTATCCTCTCCTATCCTCTCCGTCGCGACCGTTCGGCGACCGTTCGGCGAATTGTCGTCCCCTGGACCAGGATATTTCGGCGATTGTGGCTTATCGATCTTCTGATGATGCCAGCCGGTAATCTGAAAATATTCTTTGTCTCCAACGACATAGAGTGTTATCAGACCATGCGCCGACAATTCGTTGAGCATTCGGCGAACGTCATCGGCCGAGAAGTCATCGGCGGGGAAGATGAGCGCCTTGATCTGCTTTGCGCTTGCCGGGTGCCGGCCGGCGTCGTCGCAGAAATTCCATAGGCCAATAAACAGCAGCCGAGTGTTCGGCGAACACTCCATCACCTGCTCACTGGTCCAGAACTCCGGCTTTATGCTTCTGATCCTGGCCATGTCCCAAGTCCCTATTCATCTTGACGACGCGCTCGACAGTTTCATCGATGCGCGCAATCCGGCGCTCGTTACGCCACCTGACGGCTTCTCTGGCGATCCAGTCTGGCCAGCACTCTAGCGAGGACATCGCCGAGGCTTTCCCATGCGTCGTCTTCGTCTTGCTTGGCATCTTTTCGGTCCATTTCGGCGCGTCCCTTTTTCCGATAGATTCGAATGCCGCTATTTTACTTGACTTCACAGCAACCGCAGAGTTGCAAGGCTGCCACAAACGACAATTACGCCCGTTGTTCACAGGCGTCTGGAGTTATCCCCAGGATTTCCACAGGCTTCGCCCATTTCCCAGACCCTCATGCGGCGCTTTGCGCCTGGTTATGCTGCGAGTGCTTCGGCCGCTTCCTGAATGATGACGCAGCACGGCGCACCATCCGGCACCCATTGAACTGAGATGCGCTGGACTAGGCTGTCGTCATCGATGACGCCCATCGAGACCAGCAGATCCTCAATCGCCTTGATGCCGTTCGAGAGGTCGCGGCGCCGCTTGTCAGGCTTGACCAGCGCAATAGATAGCGTCACGTGCCCGTGGATGCGCTTCCTGCCCTGCTCAATGATGGAATAGCCGGCGGCATCGCTCCAAGCCTTATAGGCTTTGCTTTTGACGCGGCGATTGCCGGCATTGGCAAAAAGATTGTTGGTTGTCGGGGGATAGGGCAGCTCGTAGCGGATCATGCTACCCTCGCTTCCCGCCAAGCTGCCGGCTCTCGCCCTTCCCACGCCATGCATTTATTGACGTAGCAGTCCGGTCCCCAGACGTACCAGGCGTGGTCTTCGGTTCCCGATGTGTCGCCGGGGAACCACTGAATGCGATCCACGAGAGCGATCTTCACCATGAACCGATTGCACTCTCCGAAGAGGTGGCGGCGTGTTTTGCCGAAGTCGAATTTGGCCGTTAGCAAAAGGGCTATGAAGCCGTCGCAACGCTCAAGAGCAAGTTCAGCGAACCTTACGGCATCCCGGTTTCCTTTGCCGTAGGGCGGATTCGTAATGATGGCGTCGAACCGAGTTTTCGGATACATTTCCCCCTTGAGAAAATCGAACATCCAGTCGTGCTGGCGGTCATAGATGGCGATGTCGCTGGTCGCGACTTTTGCCCCATGCTCCCGAAGCACATCGGCAATGAGGTGGTTGCCGGCTGCCGGCTCCCAGATCCAGCCTCCCTCGCTGATAGGAAGAATACGCAACAAGGCTTCCGTCGCCCATGGCTCGGTCTGGTAGAGGTCGTTTTCCTTGCGAGCGTAATTCGACGCGACGACGGTCATTGTCCCCTCAAATCAGGTGTCGGCTCAGGCGAGAGCCTGGATAGCCTTGGCGATGCAGTAGCCAATTGCGATTGTGGAAATGCCTGCGAAGATGATGAGCCAGAGAGGCCAGCGGCCGTGGTTTTCCGATTCCGGCTCGTAGTAGTCGGCGCCTTCGAATTGGCGGAGGAGCTTGTCGAGGTCGTTCACGCAGCACGCTCCAATTCATTCAGTGAGGGCAATTGCACCGTGAGAAGGTCCACGGGCTTCCCGGCCATGCTGTCATCGAAAACGGCCACGACCAGACGCCCGGTCCATACGGCGCCGGTGTCGAGATTTGCCCGCCCGTCAAGGATGATCGGGCCGTCCTCGAATGGTGTGTGTCCGTGAACCACATATCCTTCGGAATGGTGATAGTTGCGCATCTTGGGAACGCGCGACCAAACCAGATCGTGTTCGGTCTGCTGCGCTAACGGCAGCGTCTCATCGACGCCAGCATGGACGTAAATGCGGTGCGCATCGACGTGAGTAATTGGAAGCGAGGCTGCCCACTCGACATACTTCTTCGGCACCTCGCCGTGGAATGACGAAAGCGTTTGCGCGCCGCCATTTCCGATCCACCATCCGGCGTCGTATTCCTCGCGAATGGCGCCGACCATCATGTCTTCATGGCTGCCCTTTAGGCATATCCACTTCCATCCAGGGGCGGTCGGTCCATCCATCAGCCGACGCATGACTTGCTTGCTGCGCGGTCCACGGTCCACGTAGTCGCCAGTAAAGACCACCGTGCCGCCGCTTGGAGACGCCTCTATGCGGGCCAGAGCCGCTTCCAGAACGTCAATGCGTCCGTGTAGATCAGAGATTACGTACGTCTTCGTCATCTGGCGGCCCTCGCCGCCTTCTTCGCTTGAATGCGCGCAGCAAGACGCGAAGCCTCGCGCTCAAGATCTGCAATAGTGTCATCCTCGTATAGCGCCCTCTCGATCGCGATCTCATGTTTGAGTTTCTCGACCTGTCTCTCACACAGATCAAGATACGCGCCCCTGATCCGGGCAAACAGCCCGGCTTCGACC